ACAGCCAACCGATAATCAATGACTTAGATAATAATCAATAGGTTATAAAATCAATATCGGGCAATATAGGTCAATAATCCTAACTTCATGCGACACTTTTGCGACACTTTAATGGGTTTAAGTTGATCGCCTCTTCCAAGTGGTTTGGAGCGAAATGAGCGTAGCGCATTGTCATTTTTATGTCGGTGTGTCCGAGGATTTTCTGCAGCACAAGAATATTGCCGCCATTCATCATAAAGTGGCTGGCGAAAGTATGGCGTAAAACATGCGTCAATTGTCCAGGAGGTAATTCAATTTCAGCGCGCTCCAGAGCATTTCGGAAAGCGTAGTAACAAGGTGTGAAAATTGCGCCAGTTTTCTTTGGTAGCTGTTCAAGCAGGGCTGCGTCAACGGGTATGGTTCTGTTACGTTTACCTTTGGTTTTGATGAAAGTAATTTTACCCGGCGTAATCTGCGAGCGTTTCAAAGTCTCAGCCTCACCCCAGCGCGCACCTGTGGATAAACACACTTTCACAATCGCTTCTAAATCTTTAGCGCTACTGTTTCGGCATTCTTCCAATAGTCGATCTATCTGCTCATCAGTCAGATAAGACATCTCACTTTCATCAATGCGAAACTGGCGCACGTTTTCAAGTGGGTTGGGGGGAGACCATTCACCCAGCCTTTTAAGCTCATTAAAAACGGCCAGAAAGTAGGCGTGTTCAAGATTCAGGGTACGAGGAGAGACTTGAGCAATACGCTTGGTACGAGCAAACTCCCCTTTAAGGCGCTTTGCTCTGTAAGCAGTAAATAGTGGCGCACTGAATTCTGTAGCTAAAGGAGAGCCCATACACTCGGCAGCCCATAGCATAGTGCTTTTGCGCTTTTCACCATCAGACAATGTGATGCCGTGTCGGTCAAACCACAAATGAACCAAATCAGCTAAGCGGCGGCGATCTTTTCCATCACCGAGCCAAGGTGAGTCCTCTATCGTTTGAAGAGTGTAATTTTCAAATGCCAAAGCTTCGCCTTTGGTGGCGAATTTTTTTCGGACTCGCTTTCCTTCCTTTCCATCACTCCGGTTAACAGAGTAGAAGTCAGCGACCCATTGGCCTGTGGGGAGTTTTCGTACCGTCATATCAACTTATTGTCAGAACGACTTTACCAATTGCTTTGATGTCATCAATTCCGCATTCAAAGCTTGTTTCACCAGAGCCTACGCGTAATTTTCTAATAGGGATTCGCGTAAGGGAGCGAAAACCGACTTTTCCTTCGATCTCCACTAACCAGTGCCCATCCTGAATCTCATCCAATCTACGCGCGACTATGTAGTTCACGTCTTTATCTTTAACACTAACCAAATTTTGGTCGCTAGCCACATCATCATTAAGCAAAGAAAAATCAAAAATTAGACTGCCTGCATCCTCAAGTCGGCCGTCAATTAGCTTTAGTCTATCTATGCTATTGCCCATTGGTGCGCTTTTTCCAAAGCTCTCACCCTTTCCTGAGATTAACCAATCAATGTTGGCACCGGTTTCTATCGAGCACTGTAGAACGATATCAGCTGGAAAAACCTCACGTTTATAGCGCGAAGACAGGCTGCTGGAAGCTATGCCAAGGTGTTCCGCGAGTTCAACTTTTAAGTTGAATCCGTAGGCTTCGACAACCCTATCTAGGGCTTCAGCGCTTGAAGACGGAAAAGAAAAATTTAGATGTGAACTCATGTAGCTTGACTCTCCATTTATGGAGGTATAGTCTCCATCTCGTTAGCTTAAGTGAACATATTGACCTACATTGACCGATATTGACCTATCGGTAAACCTAATGGAGTTTGCATCATGCGACCTAGCATTACAATCGTCATCCCTGAGCCTTATCTCCCGCTAGATGAATACTGCCGACGCACTGGCACAAAGTACGAAACAGCTAAAAACCTGATTGAATACGGAAAGTTGCCCATTAAACCTAAGGGAACTCAGAAAAAAGCCTTAATCGAAATCAACATGGCCGCACTAACAATCCAAGCGCTGAGCGAATGTGATATTTCGCTTAATGCGTAATAAATCTTAGATATTAGACAAGGACTAATCATGTTTGATTTTAAGGTTTCCACCCATAGCCACTTTGACGAAGCCTGCCGCAAGTTCGCTCTTACGCACAACATGACAGAGCTGGCTCAGCAAGCCGATATGAAAGTTCAGGCTTTACGTAATAAGTTGAATCCCGATCAAGTGCATCAACTTACTGTGGCCGAAATGCTTCTGCTGACTGATCTGACAGAAGACGCGACGTTGATAGATGGAGCGTTAGCACAACTGCAATGTCTTCCATGTGTGCCGGTGAATGAACTAGCAGACGAGAAGTATTCAGCATACGTGCTGAAAGCAACTGCCGAGGTTGGCAGGTTGGCAGCTAAAGCGGCAAGCGCTGAGAAAATCACAGCCACCTGCCGCCGTGGTGTTGTCGAAGCGGCCAATACTGGCATTCGCTGCCTGATGCTGGCCGCAATTGCAGTCCAGAGCCGCATTCATTCAAACCCCACTTTGGCGTCTACCGTTGATGCGATCAGCGGCCTAAGCGCTTCAGTTGGTTTGAACTGAGAGGCGCGCGATGATTTCATTTGCAGCCCACCTCAAGCGCCAAAGCCCGTCTATGTCATATGGCAACGGCTGGATTATGGGCGAGAACGGCAAGCGCTGGCATCCATGTGCTGACCAGAAATCTCTGCTACGTGATCTAACATCAAAACGCGCCGGATTGTTAATCCGCTTGCGTAAACTTATCGGTGGTTAATATGCCGCGAGTTTTATGGGAAGTACCGAAACAACACGAAGCCGCCAGTTTTTCCAAAATTCATTTGATGGGTGCACGTGTTGATAAGCTTCAGCCAATGACGTTTGATGAATTTCGCAAAAAGTGGCGTCAGATGCGTGATAACAACGCAAACCCGGCACTGCGTTATTTCAACAACCAGAATGATGAATTTAAGTTCTGCGTAATGACCTTGGCTAATCGTGATAATCCCAAGACATTCAAACCGGAGGAAATCGGAAAGCCTTTTGAATATTTCGATGAACGCCGCCGCGAGTTAATAATCATCGCAATGAATAAAGTTGCGCGTTGGGGCAGAATTTTGCCTGGCCGCTTTTCAACTGCTGACTGTTTTTTACCTGAGTAAATAAGACTCAAAAATTAATGGCGTAAACCCGCCGGGCATTCTTTTGCCCAAATTCTGGAGATTTAAATATGCGAAATATCGAAACACGGAAATTCGACGCAAATGTCGAGCAGCTTTCCACAATCATCACATCCGCCCGCGCAGAAGAACGTGCCGAGCGGGGCATGCAGGTAGCTCGACGTTTAACTGATCTTGCTATGCGCATTCAGCAGAAAGGCTTGAGCGGTGTTGAAGCTGCAGAGCTTCTGCGTCAGGAAGCTGAGCGTTATGAGAGCGAAGCGCGGGAGGCGTTGCACTAATGGCGGATTCAATGGACTTGGTGCAGCAGCGCGTTGAAGAAGAACTGGCGCGCAATCTGGCAAACGCTAAACAGCACCCTACCGGCGCAAGCGAATTTTTCTGCCTGTCATGTGATGCCGTAATTCCTGAAGCCCGACGCCGTGCGCTGCCGGGCGTTTCTTTTTGCGTTACCTGCAAAGAAATCATCGAGCTGAAAAACGCTCATTACAAAGGAGCGGCGTTATGAACACCATTCTGAAATGGCCGGGAAGTAAGGTCCGTGTTATGGCTGAACTTTCCGCTCATCTTCCTGCGGGTGATCGTCTTGTTGAGCCGTTCGCAGGCTCATGCGCGGTTATGATGAATACCGATTACCCCGAATATCTGATCGCTGATATTAATCCCGACCTGATCAATATGTACCGCCAGATTAAAGAGCATACGCGCCCGTTTATCGTGTTGGCGATGGCTTTATTCAGCCAAAACACGACTGAAGAAAGCTATTACCGTGTGCGCAAAGAATTTAATGAAAATGCATCAATGCCTCTGCTGGAGCGTGCGGCACATTTTCTGTACCTGAACCGCCACGGTTATCGCGGAGTTTGCCGCTACAACCTCAAGGGCGAATTTAACATTCCTTTCGGACATTACGCGAAACCCTATTACCCGCTTTATGAAATCGAAATGTTTGCTGAGAAGGCGCAGCGTGCAACGTTTATTTGCGCTGGCTATCAGGAAACGCTGTCCATGGTAAAGGCCGGTGATGTTGTTTATTGCGATCCGCCATATCACGGCACATTCACCGAATATCACACGGGCGGATTTAGTGAAGATGACCAGCACTCACTGGCCTGTTATCTGCTGGGAATTTCTGAACGTAACCCGGTGATTCTTTCTAATAGCGATACGCTTTTCACGCGCAGTATTTATCGCGCTTTCGACATTACCAAAATCACTGTAGCCCGCTCAGTTGGCGTCAAAGCAGGTGATAAAAAGCGCGCATCGGAAATAATTGCGGCGCGCAAGCCTGCCACAGCAGATAAAGGGGTGGCAGCGTGACTACATTTCATTTTTTGAAAATCTGGCCTGAGCATTAT